TCTTTCTCCCGTCAACTCGACGGGGGTTGGTGGCACACATGCACATATGAGCACTACAGATATATAGATTTCAAAGATGGTCGCGGACGCCCTGGAACGTACTTTTATCTCCTCAGTGCTCTGAGGAATGGAGAACCTCCAGGGCGGCCGCACCCATGATGCGGATATCCGCAGGGACGAGGAGGTCCCTGCGGTCGGTCGCCGCGAGGGCGACCATGCGGGACACGATATACCGTGTCCCGTCGACTGGGGCCGGCAGACCCTCGACCTGCCCGAGGGTCTGTCGGATGATCGGAACGGGCCCGTGGGCCCATCCCGTTGACCCGATGACCTCGGTGGAGGCGGCCACGCGGGCCACCCCCACCGAGGGGATGGGCTCGTGCAACACGAGGTCATTCCCGTCGGCTGGCGTCCCGTATAGGTGTACGGGATGTGGGGTTAGATTGACTAATTTCATGATGACCTCCCCCCTTGGAGAGTGCACGAATTGCACTCGTTGCAGTCCCAACAGGAACTGCACGAGGTGCACGAATTGCACTCGATACACATCGCGCACTCGAGGCACGATGTGCACCTCGTGCAACGGGTGCAATTTGTGCATCCGTTGCACGAGGTGCACCCGTTGCAACGGATGCAATCCTTGCACCCGTTGCAATTGATGCAATTGATGCAATCGGTGCAATCCGTGAGGGATTCCAAGGCGGCTTTCGCCACCGCCTCGGAGCCGAAGTATTCAACTTCGGCGACATTTCCGAATTTGTCTCTCATATGACCTCCTTGATGCGTGTATCCTATGCGTTGTTTTGCGATGCAAAGGGTTTTTTCTGTGTTTATTTGCAACATTTAGCGTTGAGATATGCAACGTTGATGCGTTGATTCGTTGATATTTGCAACGGCGAGCAAAAGAGGTACGGGCAAAGATGTAATTGTGCAACGATTAGAAGAGGTGTCGTTGCTGCGTTGCTGGGTTGTTGGCCAGAATTAAAACTTTTATTCATTAAAAATCGCAATTAAACATCGAAACGACGAAGCAACGCAGCAAATAAATAATGTTTAATTTGTTAAGGTGTTTCGTCGTTTCGATGCTTCGTCGTGTCGTCGTGTCAATGTTATAAGATGTTTCGCCGTGTCGCCGTGTCAATGCTTCGTTGTTTCGTTGTTTCGTTATAGGTAATTTGTTAAGGTGTTTCGTCGATGCGTTGCTTCGTTATAGGTAATTTGTTAAGGTGTTTCGTCGTGTCGATGTTATAAATAAACAACGGGGGGAGGGGTTCGGTGATATTTTATACACTGTATGTAATAGTAACCGCAAGCAAATTTTTCGCGCCAAATTTTCAACTTTTCCGGCGTTTACATCTGCGATCTTGCACTTATGCAACTTTCGTCAGAAAATACACTTTCTGGCACCCATATATACCCCCCACCTGGGCCTCCGGTTGCCGTTGCAAAGGTGGTTAGTTAACGGGTGTTAACAAAGGCCCAAAAATCCTTATTATATAGGTTCTCAAAAGAGTAATTCTTGACGAAGGCCACCTCCCGTCTCCTAACCCCCCGTCGCAGCGCCGCTTACGACCCCGCAACCCCCTAATACCGCTTCGTCAGAAAATATACATGGCCGATATCCGGCAGGTCCACGCTAGTGGCCTAGTAGCTGGTTGCGACTGAGACTCAACTGCAATGCGGGATCACGTAATCGGGGGTGCGCGATTCCGAAACCGGACCTAGCCAGTACGGATTCGGCCAGACCAAAAGTATAATTATTGACGATTGCATAAGTGCAACATCAGCCGTGTATATTTGCAAGATGCGTATAAACAATTTGCTTTCCACAGACAGTGAGATATTATGTACGTATGTTGTTAATATGCGCAATGCCTAAAACAGGCACATCATCAATCATCGAAGCATACCGCATGCAAGGTTACAATGCCTACCATGTACGATGGAAAGACCTCGCAGCGTTGACACAACGCGACAGAGTAGACTTTCTAATGCAATTTGACGTCGTAGCAGAGTGGTATGGTTTCGTAGACTTTTCGAAAATGATCGAAGCAACGAATCATCGAATCATCGTTGAACGTGAAAAGTCGTCATGGCATGAAAGTTGCGAGAAATGGTTTAGACCATCCGCAAATCCGATTGTGAGAGACGCACGTAAAATACGCTTCGGTTGTACATCTTACAACAGTGAAAGATTCGATGCGTTCTATAATAGGTACAAAGCAGCCGAACAAACACTGAACAACCCCCGTATTAGTTTTCCACCATGTTGGAGTAAACTGGGGCTTCGCTCGAATGAACCTTTTCCACACCTGAAAGGACCACGATGACACAAAATGAACTATGGTTGAAGTTAAAAGCACGCGGACCATCAACGAGTCGTCGACTCAGTGAGGAACTTGACATCCCTCAGGCGCAGATTTCAAAACAACTCGGACAACTTTACGACAAAGGACGAGTTCGTAAAGAGTATGACACAACATCTTGGGGGATTAAGTATGTCTACACAACTATCTAACATCATAGAGCGAGCAGCGGAACTAGAACCGCACGCAGTGACGTATAAAGACCTACGGTACCACGTAGATGACAATGTTCTATACATGTTCGGTGTGGAATATTTTGAAGACTATCAATATGTAGGAGATTACGGGAGTGAATTGGTACATAAAGGCGCTGTTGAGTACGGCTGCCTAGCGCTCGGCCTCCCGTATTTAGATGTAGACCTAATTGTGGGACATTCTTTGGGTGGAATGGGCGCTCAAATCGTCGGAAATTTTATGAAAAAGGAGGTAATTTCCATTGGTTCGCCTCCTATTTATCGTGAAAAATCTGGCCATGGACGAAATCATATCAGAATTGTACATAAAGCGGACCCATATCGCAAGATATTACATGGTTTCCACCATAACCAACGAGAGTTGATCGTTCTCGGATCGTCTTGGTGGGAATGGTTTACTCATTTCTGGCAACCAACGTACTTTCATAGGCTTACTACGTATGCAAAATGTTGTCTTACTTCGGATTGAACAGATAGATGTGTTGCTTCGCTTAGGCGACCACTTTATGCTACCGAAGTGGGAGGAGGCGTCACTGCTTGGTGAACTCTCTAACTACCTGGGAGCAACGCAGGAGCAAAGACATACTGCCACCTTTAAAGCGAAGTATCTACACGCTCTACACACTGGTACTGGTGTCCGATTTGCCCTACCACATCAACTAGACCGCACGCAATGGGAAGATTTGTACGACGCGGAGAAGCATAAAGAGTACGAAAAGACCATGAATGGGTATCATGGTAAGAAATACCCCGAAGATATTGGTACCAGTCTATCATACTCTTGGAATCTACGATCTGAACTTATCGGATGGCGCGCACTAGCAGACCGCAAACGCCCGTTTGGTATCTTTCCTGAGATCAGTAGAAACGGAGGGAGGCGATGCATCTTCGTAGACCACTCCGATCGACGTTGCAAATCATACACTCACGACGGCGTACTATGTAGAAGGCATGCCGACTTTGAAAAATATCTGAAAGGATACTTGATCGTGGCCAATAACAGTAAGTACGCCGCACTGTTTAAGAACAAAACGCTGGGGCAACTATACGAAGACTTCCTAAATAGTGACGCAAGAGATGTTGTAGGTGAGATCGCATTGATGCGAACCATGCTCGGCTCTCTTGTTAAAGCAATTCCACAGGAGATGGATGCAGGCAAGGTACCTATCGAGGTTATCGACAAGGTCGTAAAGATTACAGACCGAGTTACCAACTCCATTGAGCGATACGATCGCATGCAGCAGAAGTTGGGTAACCTTATTACTCCGGAACAACTGTCCACCATCATGTGGCAGATGCTTGAGATCATTAAGAAAGTGTTGGACCTTGAGGCCGAACAGTTTGTTACACTCGCGGAATCTTTTCAAAACCTGACTATTACAAGAGGTGGTACTGGGTATCTTGAACTTGGTGCAGATGGACCAATAACTGATAAGTACGGGTATGAAGACCCGCCCGTCCACGTTAAGAAAACGAATTGTCGTACTCGGTACGGTGAAGACGGCGAAATATATGATTGCTCCACGGAACGTGAGCTACAACAGTCCAGAGACGCGACGGCAGCAATAGTCTCCAAGGGCGGACAACACAGAGAGTTCTTCTATACAGAAGGCGACTACAATCCAGACACGGAAGTGGGTCGTCGCAAGGTAGAATATAGAATCGGAGGCCCAGATGATCCCTTCCATTGGTGATATGTTGAAAGAAATGTGTCATAAGCAAGCGTTAAAAGTAGACGCTAGACATATGTCACTACTGGAATGGTCATTGGAGTATTGTGATCACTTTATATTTCGCGAACCTTCCGAGTTATTCCACGTTCCACTTTGTTCTATCATGGACAATCTTAAAGGTGGAGATAACACACTGGTCATCTGCCCCCGTGGCTACGCGAAAAGCACATGGTCGCAGATAGGAATTATGCGTGACATCTGTGAGTTACGTGAGCGATATATCCTTTTGATCATGGATACTACCGAGCAGGCGACGCAAAGTTTGAAAACTATTCGCGAAGAATTGGAGTCAAACCAGAAACTTAAAGCAACATACGGTGATCGCATCGCCAAAGGGTTGGTTTGGAACAACAATGAGATCATTACTAAAGCGGGCATCTGTGTGCAGGCTCTTGGTACTGGCAAGGGTATTCGTGGACGAAGATTCCGTCAGCATCGCCCGACGAAGATCGTCCTTGATGACCCACAGAACGACGAGAGCGTCGAAACAGCGGGACAACGAGACAAGGACTGGCGCTGGGTAACTAAAGCCCTGCTGCCTTGTGGTGAAACAGGTATCACTAAGGTATTTATTATTGGTACGGTACTTCATAAAGAGTGTATTGTATGTAAGTGTGAGCGTTTGCCTTCATTCAAGACCATTAAATATCAGGCTCTTGTCGAGTGGCCTAAGAATATGGACATGTGGAATGAATGGCGAGATATTTACCTAAACTCTCCCATTGAGAAACACGACGGAGCACTGGTACGTAGTAGAGTTCGTGCCAATGAGTATTACGATACCTATAGAGAGAAGATGGATGAGGGTGCTATATTACTTTGGCCACAGAAAGAGACGCTTGAAGACTTGATGTGTCAATGGGCAGAGGATGAAGCATCATTTCTGTCTGAGAAACAGAACCAATCCTTTAATCCGGAGCTTTGTGAGTTCGATCCGGCATGGTTTAGTGAGTCTCGTACCAGTATTTGGTACGATGATGTGGCTGAAATCAATAAAAAACCACATATTTCAGTAGGATTTGTGGACTGGTCTAAGGGAAAACAAACTAAAAAAGACGACTATACAGCTGTAATTATTCTACACTACGACGGTACACGCGCGTATGTAGAGGCTGATATTCAGAAAAATCCTGTTAATATCACTGTTGAACACATCATTGAGTGGCATAAAGTGGTGGGATTTGAGGCATTCGGGTGTGAAATGCAGGGGTTTCAGTTCCTTGCTAAGGAAGATATTGAGGCTGAAGTAGAGAAACAGAACCTATACTTCCCTATTACACCTATTGAAAATGGCAATACGAAGAAAGAAGTACGCATCGCCCGTCTTGCAAATTGGTTTAAGCGTGGGTTCTTTGTGTTTCATAAGCATTGTCGTCATACTCAGATGTTGTTAGATCAGATTCTGGACTTTCCAGGTAGATCACACGACGATGGGCCGGATGCTCTTGAGGGTGCATTGCGTATTCTGTGGATGGTACTACAGGAACAGGGTACGGGTGGTATTGGTGGAGGATACGAAGGTGATGTGGAAGAAACAGTAGGTTATATAAATTGATCTTGACAGAGAGAGGTACATGGTACTCTACAATTTTGGAGGGATCTATGTCAAGCGTGCCGGGGCCTTGGTCTAAAGCGGCAACCATCGCAGCGGTTGTCGCATGTATGGTTTCTGTTATTCCAGGCTTGATAGCATTTGGTTCTGTTCAAAGTAATGTATCATCAAACACGCTACTTATGCGTGAGAACATGAAGAAGATTGATACACTACGTGGCGAAATCATATCCGTACAGTTAATGACAACCGAATTAAAAACCACAGTCAAAGAACTTCGCGAAACCAACGACGGACTACGCGAAGTCATCAACCTTTTAATGCAGCAAAAGTGATGAGGGTTTCGGCTCCCTTACCTCAGGTGTGATGCTGCGGCTCCCGTTTCGGCGGGAGCTTTTTAGGAACAAAAGATATGCTAGACGAACTTGAAAAGTATGCCTTCAATGTCGCAAAGGACCTATACGAGTCCACGTTTGGCATCGGTGCAGAAGCCGCAGAACGTGTCGATAACAAAGACGAGAACTTCGATCTTTGGTTGAGCGTTACTCTCGGCGCGTTTCGTACCCTACGACCTAGACTACATGAGCTTCGTGAAATTATTCAAGCTTCGCGTGGTATGCACGTAGCATCGGAGATATATAAGAACGCTCTGTGGCATCGACGGAACTTTATTCTCGGTGAGTTTATTTCCTTCGATCTACTGCCGAGTGATGATAGCCTGAGCATTGATGAAATGATTGGACAGTTGCGCGAGGATGAAACTCTGCGCAGAGTCCACAGAAAGTGGATGTCCTTTTGGCGTAAGAACAATATGTATAGGCGGTTGAACTCTTGGTTTGAGAAGACCGAGCGTGATGGAACGTCTTACATTCGTTTGTTCCCTGGAGATGGTGATGCTCCGCCAACTGTTCGTTTTGTTGATGCACTCACTATCAAAGGGGACATGGTTGAAGCAGGCCAAGAACTACCCGACCCTATTAGAGTTGCTGGAACTACTCCTGACAGTCTTGGTATTGTTACTGATAATGATGATATTGAGACTATTCTTGGGTATATTCTAAGTCAAGACCTACCAACAAATGGACTAGCCCGTGCAACTTTTGTTGATGAAAGTGAAATCATTCAGCAGAAGATCATGACTGACTACGATACGTTGGTCGGTCTTCCAAGAATGTACGCTGCTTTTACTAATATCCGTAGAGCTGAGAAACTTCTAGTCAACTCTTCTGTGCTTACACAGATTCAGACGGCAATCGCCATGATTCGTAAGCATGAAGTTAATAATGGTGCTGCTGTCAGTAGGTTTGCCGATCGAAACAGTACGGGCAGTAGACAAGATAAAGTAACTGGTAAGACTGTACGTACCAAGCGGTATGGTCCCGGTACTATTCTCGATGCGAAGGCCGGTACTGATTACGATTTCCCCGCACATAGGTTGGATCCTTCCAAGTGGACCAGCCCTATGCATGAGGAATTGGCGCGAGTCGCAGCATGTGCAATGGTTCCTGTTGATTGGTTATTGTCGAAGGAAATTAGCGAACCACTAAACCCCGGCTCTCCGTTTCTACGGAACTTCAAACAGGAGCGGAGACTTTATTATAGTACATACGAGGAATTGTTTTGGCGTACTATGAGTATGATGGGTGAGAACGTTGACCAACTACAGTTGGATTACGACCTTTGTATTGAAGGTCCTGTTATTCCTACTGCCAAACCTTTGGATCAAGCTCGTATCGATGACATCTATGTTAAACATAGCGCCAAGAGTCCGCAGCAGATCGCAAGAGAGAATGGTACTAGGTACACTGTAATGCGCGCAGAGATTCTTGCACATCGCGAGACTAAGCAAGATGACGAACAATTCCCTGGTGATGCAGGGATGACCAACGTTAATAACAATGGTACCACAAATTCTGACGGTGAAAGCACATCGGATGGTGGTACTCGACAGTCAGCCGGTGACGGTGGAGACACACGATGAGATACTTTATTCCAATTCTGTTCCTTCTGTGTGCCTGTGGAACTGAAGTTCGCGTAGGTGAGGAAGGCATCCGTACAATCGAGCAGGCCAATGTGCAGAATGAAGCTATCGCCGACAACCTTGCGCCGGAAAAGCCTATTCACGCGGCTGGTATTAAGGACAATTCTAATACCATTCGTTCTGTTATTGGCGTTAATGCACGGAACGACGAGACTAAAAAGTTGCTTAGTGGTCTACAAACACAACATGAAGCGCGATTGGCGAATCTTCGTGAGGCCTGGAAAGATGAGCGCACTGCATTACACGATCAAGTACAGCGCAATCAAGCCGCATTTGAAGCAGCAAAGAAAGAAGCGGAACAAAAAGGATTCTGGCTAACACTTGTTGGTTGGGCTGCCGGTGTCTGGGGCATTGTGCGTGTCGCTCGCCCGTGGTTGAAGACAGTTGCAACTATTGTTGGTGGTCCTGTTGCGGGTCGTGTTGTAGATTGGATTACCTTCGTTGGTAACATTGATGAGAAGAAGCGAGCTTTGAAGTCGCTCGTTCATGGTAGTGATAAAGGTATCGAAGCAGTGGGAGAGTTGGAAGACCAACTTAATGAGCTGCTTGGTGGTAAGTATCGCGAAACTGTAACTAAGGTTACTAACGGCAAGACGGATAAGCTCAGTACATACCTTAAACTAATTGCTGAGGCTGCGCAGACCGATGAGGGTATGCATAAGGCTGCAAAGAGTATGCTCGAAGAACTTCGTGATGAAGTGCACACTGATAAACTTGGAGAACTTAAGAATGTCAGACGAGGATGAGAGTGATACTGATCGGTACCATGCTCCACCTTCTATAGAAGAAGGCATGAACATGATTACTGAGGACCAACGGCTTATCTATTTAGCGAGAGAAATAGATAAGAGTAACTGTCGCATAGCACACATCGGTAATATGTCGCATGGTAATAAACGATGGCGAGTGGATTACGAAAAGAAACGTAATTGGATGCACAGCGGTAAGGCAGAAATCTTTAAGTGGATTATGATTGCAACTGCTATTGCTTCTGGAATGACTTCGTGCGTAGGAAGTATCTAGTGTGGTATTCTCAAGAGTCGCATACTACAAATGGCGAGAACAGCACAAGTTCAGTTCCTTTAAGCGGGTGTACTATTTTTGCACAAGCCCTGTTCCCTCAGATGTGGAGGATGTGATGAACTTTAGTTTTATTTGTATTCAAGATGGGGATAAGATTGTTATACCCGAGTGTCAACAGATGATTGTGTGTACTGAGACTACTGTCGAAGACGGTGGAGAACTCTGTATTGATGGTGAAGTTTGTCTTTTGGATGTAGGAGTTTAGTATGACTGCTCAGATAGATTTGCCCTTAGCGGTGGAAGTCGATGTACCGAACGCGGCATCAGCCTCCCGTCGAAAGGTTTTCGTTAGTTCAACAACTGGTCGACTCGCCACTAAAGACGACGCAGGAGTAATAACTAATTACGTAGATGTTGCCGATGTTTCCACAGTGGCGTCTGACCTCGCATCACATGAGGCAGATACAACCAATCCACACGCAGTAACAGCCGCGCAAGTAGATGCACCGACAAATGCAACCTTTACCGCGCATACTACAGACGACACCAGACACACTCCCGTTGGAACGGATACAGGGCAGCTTATCTATTGGGATGGCTCTGTTTGGGTAACAGCCACAGAGTCGGAACTAAGTTGGGACACGTCTGGCGCTCAAAATAGGTTGCGAGCCAATAGAATAACCATCGAAGATAGTGATGATGGTGACAGTAGAATCCACGTAACAGACGATGGACAGGTGCAGATAGGTCCACATGGAGGAAGCACACTAGGATCGTACCTGTTGGATATACAAGGGGGAGCAGGAGACGACGAACTTATTCGAGGACGCAGAGATAACGCTTTAGGTGGCGGCTTCGAGATTCAGGCTGGCAATGGTGATGCAGGATTGTATCTTACCAATGGTAGCTACAGCCGTGTGTCTGGCGGGCATATCGTAGTTGATCATAATAATTCTGATAGAGTACATATAGGTTCTGGCGACCTGGATAAGAACAATTCCGCCATAGTAGTAACTGATGGTAACAGAGTCAAACTACTTAATACCACTGAGTCCACTAGCTCAACCACAGGTGCGATGGAAATTGCTGGTGGTTTGGGAGTATTAAAGAGACTAAACGTCGGTGATTTTACCACAATTACTAGTTCGAATGGTGATGGTGCTCTTATTGGGAATAACACTGGTCCTACTGAGCATAGTGTTGCGGAGTTTAGAGGAGACAACGGTAAGAGAATCAGGCTGCGAAACAAGGATAACATAAACTATATTTCCTGGACTGGCCAAACACCTTTTATGATGGGTGAAAACGGAGGCACGTACTTCGACTTCCGATCTGGAGGCGGTACATCCTGGACTTTTGGAACAACCGTGTGGCGTGTGGAATCAGCCGACTCCACGTTTACGGTGAATTGGAAGGCTGCCTTTAATGACACTACCGCCTCCACAAGCTCCACTACCGGAGCACTAACCGTTGCCGGTGGTGTAGGAGTTGGGGGTGCTTTAAGTGTCGATGGTGCAATTAGTGTTGCTCCAGATACAGATACCAATTGTGATTTTGGTCGAGTACGTATCGGGTCCGCCTTTACAGATATTGCATACTTCGGACATAGAGATCAATTCACAACGACTGGCTATGCCATAGCCCAGGATGCAGCTGGTGAGACTTTCATCAATGCTAAGACTGGTAAATCTGTAAACTTCAGAGTGAATAACGCTACCAAGGTGACTTTCGGCACCACACTTACCACGGTTCATGGAGTACCTGTACGGATACAAGACACAACTTTCGCTACAAGTTCTATTACCGGAGCACTAACCGTTGCCGGTGGTGTAGGTATTGCTGGAGAACTACATATGGGAGCAGCAATACACGGCAAACAGATTCGAGCAGATAGTGGGTACCTACACAATGGTAATCAAGTAGTACACAATAGAAAAACAGGGTGGGCATTGCCTACAGGAACTTCTGATAGGACAACTTTTGACACAACAACAGTAACGTTGGAGCAACTCGCGCAACGTGTTAAAGCACTAATCGAGGACCTGCACGCAACCGCAGGTCACGGACTTATAGGAACATAATCATGGCAGAAGACCTTGGCGCAGTAGATGTTTCCGGCACGGCCGAGGAACGTACATGGCGCACAACAATCGAAACCCCCGTTGCAGGTTCTGCGGATCCCGCGAACGAATACCATTTCGTGGTACATCGTGAGATCGTAGTGAAGGATGTCTCAGATAACGTGATATATGTCACGCGAGATATTGAGAAAGCTGTCGCTCTTGGCTTTCCTAAGTTTAAGCCTGAGCGTAAGTATACCGCAGGAGAGGCACTCGCAAATAACCCCAACATCATTACAGATATTGTAACAAGTATCGAAACTCTTATTACTACGGAGAAAGCAAGTGAGTAAGGATCAAGTTGTTGCGCGTATGTGTGAGCTTTTTCAAGATATGCTCAACACCTCTACTCTATCTAACGGAACAAAACATCGTAGTGCTGACGAGTTCAACGCTATTCTGAAGGAACTAGGACATGTCGGAGGCGAGTCGAACGATAGCAGCGGATTGGACGACGGTACAACTAGAAGTGGAAACGGGGTGGAAGACTCTGGCGCAACTTCTTGATAAGAAAGGATCGCAGGAATTACGCAATTGGTTGAGTAGAGGTATCTCCTCAATCGTTCTTAATGTTCCTCAAGGAAGTACCACCGTAGACTTTAAGAGAAGCGTTCACTCTTGGGCGGATGCTATTACAATAGATCCCACTGATAGTGCTGTTAGTTGTGAGATCGCAGCTTCTTGCGCAGCTTCTAAACTATCTCTTAAAGCTAGTAGTACGTTAAATGTAACGACTATTCTGTTCGCAACTTAAACATCTTGACACGGGCCTCGTCCCATTAAAAGGAGGGCATGAAGCAAATGGACAAAACACGGCTTGTCACACTCATGGAGTCCTTCGCAGTGACCGAGGGTCCTGCGGAAATAAACAACTTCATGAAGTGTATGGAAGCTAAGACTTCCATCAAAGACAACGTAATTGAAGGTGTACATATCCTTGGTTTCAAATCTGCCAATGGATATGAATACACACAAAAGGCAGTTAACAATGCTGTCGCTCTTTATGAAGGTGTGGACATTTACATTGACCACACCGATAAGAAGGGCGCCCGTAGTGTAGCTGAAAAGTTCGGCTTCGTTCGTAACGTTTCGTTCGACGAAAGTACGGGACTATGGGGTGATCTTGTTGCCAATGAAAAGCATAATCTCTATGAACAGGTTATGTGGTGGGCTGAGAACCATCCTAGTAAAATTGGTTTGTCACATCATGCAGGCGGTGTGATGAATAAAGACAAAGGTTTGGTTGAAGAAATCAAAGTTGTCAAGAGTGTTGATATTGTTACTGAACCTGCTACTGTTGGCGGTCTGTTCGAGTCTCTACGAGAGGGAGTAATCGCAGATCGCATGGATAAAGAAAAGGTCATGGAACGTTGGCATCGCATTCTCGCGACAGCTACAGACCTTATCTTTGCTCAACAGAATGATTTCAATTCTGATCTTGCTGCGCGTGCAGTTGAGGTGCGTCGAATCGCAGATGACTTGAGTTCTATTATGCAGGATTTTATGACTGCTAATCCTCAACTCGATCCTGCGAATACCAGTGAATCCATTACAACCCCATCGGAGGATGAAGAAATGGAGTATAAGGACGTGACCCTTGAGGGTCTAGTCGAGAATCGTCCTGAATTGGTGGAAAGTATTCGCAGTGACGAGCGTATTCGTTACGAAGCTTTCCAGAACAAAGTTCAGGAATCGGTCAAGGAGGTTCCGGAGAGCCTTCGCACTGACTTCTTTATGGAGATGGTGCGGACCACTGTTGAAAAGGGTGACGAGGATAAACTCAAGAAGGTTATCGAAAACCAAAAGGGTCTCGCTCCTAAGAAGCCTATCTCGGAAGGGCCTGTGGTTCCGAATGTTGAAGAGCAGCAGGACGCCAAGAAGGATGATCTTGTTGGTACCTGGGCTGATTTGAAGTAAGAGGAAATAATAAATGAGCCATATTCATCGCACTCATACTCTCGACCTAATCACGAAGGAAGTCGATAGTACGAACGGTGCAGCTGATTTTGGTATTGCTAAGGGTGAACTGGTTGCGAACGATAGCACCAATGGTGTTGTTGCTCCTGCTAACTTCACTTTCGATACTGATGAAGCCACCACCCGTGAGAACTTTGTTGCTGCTTTTCTTGGCGTTAGCATGGATCGTGTTCGCGCCGGCAAGCCTTCGGAGTTCCACGAAGATCCCATCGAACTGAAGCCTTCGATTGCTCAGGATGGTACTTTTGATGTTCTCGTTGAGAACGGTACCTATGAGATTGGTGATCTTCTTGGTCCTGGTTTCGATGGTGGCGGCAGTGTTCTTACCAATACGTGTAAGGCTGTTGGTGCCGAAAATCAGGCTACCTTTGTTGTGCAGGAAGACATTACGATTGATGCTAATACCACTCGTAAGTTTGTTAATGCACGTGTTGTCAACACCCCTGCCAAGCGCGTTGTTGCGTAAGAAGGAGTTATAGATAATGTCGCTTTTTGAGACTTTCAAGGAAGGTCGGAGTAACGCCGAGATTGCAAATGCCTCGCATTTGTTCATCGAAGCTATCAACGCCGGCCAAGTCAACATGAAGAAGCTTCGCAGCTTCGGCCTGCGCCGACTGTACGAAGCTATTGTTGGTCCTGATCTGCCGATGCATCGTTGGATGAATCCCGGTCAGGAGCAGGCTGCTAATAAGATGTTCTTCGAGGAAGTCAGCGGCCCCCGTGCCTCTGCTTTTACTAACATCACTGGTAAGATGGTTCTTGATGGTGTGCTTGAGGGTTTCACCGCCGAGAGTCTTGTTGCTGATCAGTTGTTTGAGGTTTTCACGGATCGCAACGACGGTGGTCGTTGGGGTGGTATGGATTGGATTGACGACGATTCTATCGAAGTCAAGGAAGGCCATGAGTATCCCAACACTGACTTTGCTGAAGACTATGTGGACACTCCTTTCAGTACCAAGCGCGGTCTGAAGATCGGTGTTACGCGGGAGATTGTGCATTTCGATCAGACTGGTCTGCTTATGCAGCGTAGTCGTATGGTTGGTGAGCGTGTCTCTGTCAATCGTGAGAATCGTATGCTCGATACCTTCCTAGGTCTGGACAATCCGTACAAGCGCAAAGGTACCTTCAGCAATACTTACGTTGGTAGCGGTCCACGCCAGAATCTGCTGACTGGTGTTGAGCTTGTAGATTGGACTGACATTGAGGAAGCGTTGCAGCTGTTTGCTGAAATGGTTGACGATCGTGCGGATGGAGAACCGATTGAGGTTACTCCTTCTCAGTTGGTTGTTATGCCCCGTAAGCTTTTCACCGCTCGCCGCATTCTGAATGCGAGTGAGGTTCGGCATACCACTGGTGGTAATAGTGTTGCTGATGGTGCTGGTGCTCTTGGTCCCAATGATAACATTGAGACCATGGGCGCTAATCCGATCACCGATAACTATGAGATCATCAGCACGAACCGTATGTATCAGCGTTTGCAGAAGCCGCATACCGACATTCATCAGGGTACGGTTATCGCAGGTCTGAGTGCTGCTGATGCTCAGAAGGTTTGGTTCCTCGGTGACTTCAAGCGTTCGTTCAAGTATCGCACTATTTTCCCACTGGAAGTTATTAGTGCTGGTGCTGAGCATCCCGCGTTCTTCGATAAGGATGTTGTCATGCAGTTCCGCGCTTCGGAACGTGGCGTGCCCTTCGTTGTTGATCCGTGGCATGTTATGCGTATTCAAGGCTAACAACAAAATATAAAACCCTTACCCCTCGACATGTAGTATGTCGAGGGGTTAAGTGGTAGGAGACGACATGAGTGCAGAAGACCTATATGCAGAAATGGATGCTAAGTTCTTTTTGAACAAATGTGTCGGCCCTCAACTAGATGAGAACCTTAGGAGTTTTTCTAATCTTGAGTTGTTGTATATGCAACTCCGTCAGATTAACGAACTCATCATTGCAGTTCAAAATAATCCTAAACCTTCGTATGATATTGATGGACAGAAGGTACATTGGACTGACTACCTAGACATGTTGTATAAGAATCGCGATAGGTTGAACGAGGCTATTCGCAAAGAGGAAGGGCCTTGTGAGGAGAGCATGGAAGCATGGACTTAAGCTTCAACCCTGCTGAAGACTTTGTTGTTTTCGACGGGCGTGAAGGATGCGTCCTAAAGAAATCACGCCCCGTTCCCACCAATGGTGAGCGGTATGCTATTGATATTGAAAATGGTATCTACGATACCGGCAATTCACAGATGGATGGTGTGATCGACCTTGACGATTGCTTATTTAGACTGATAGGCCACCGTAATCTGTCTTTAGTTAAGCAGGTCTTTCAGCGGGGTGTTGCACTTGCGGCCCTTGACTTCAGTATGGCTGATGCTATTTTAGACGTGTGGAAAAATGATGAACATATCGAGCTTGAGGATACAATTGAGCGAATAGAGAGCGGCGAAACCTTTAGTGTAATAGCTTACGACCGTTCGCATTTAACTTCTCGCTTACGTATCGCACTTCGTAGGAACTCATTGTAATGCCAGCAGTACGCGGACGTAAAGGCGCCTTTGATAAAAGGTTTAGGCAGTACACCAAGCGTGTGGCTGCTAGGTACGATCGTACCATGACTGCCGTACAAAATGAGATTGCAGACGCTACGTTAAAAATTCTTGATGACACCGCTCCTTGGACGAGCGGTAACCTTAGAGGTACTGGCCCGCATCCAGGTGCAACTATTAGTAAGAGATACCCTAATCTTAATTCGGGTTTTACTAAGTTTCGCAGAGAAATAGGTGGTAAAGGGACGGTAGTAATCTCGAATCCTGTGTGGGATCTTTACGGCAGGCGTCTTGAGGAAGGTGAACTAGTACACAATCCTACGCTGGGCGGTCGTCCTTGGGAGCCCGGCTTTGTGCAAAGAGCATTGGATATTGTTAAGCTAACCTTCGATCCGAGGAGGATCAAACGTGCCGGTCCTTGATTACCTCGACGTTCACCAAGCTTTAATGCGCCTCACTATGGACTTCGCCATTGAGCATGACATTCCAGTTATATTCAAAGGTCTTCCAAAACCGGATCTAACAGACAAGACTGATTGGATTCGACTCAATCTTTTGACCAATGAACCATGGCATAGTCCCATCACACACAACCATTGGGTGGTTGAAATAGCTTTCACTTCTCTAAAAGCGCATGTCAGAGAGGATAAAAGGTTTGACGCACCTTATCGTTTCTGGAGACTTTTTAAGTCTAACTGGCATTGGGCTACATTAGAGATTCAAGGTAAATGTTTAAGATCGAAGGAGGCGATAGTAAGGCACCTAGATAACGCAACAACTGGACAAGGCTTCGATGGTATGTCGGTTGCTCAACCTGATAGTAATACGCATACTCTTTTAGCCACAACTACATTCACTGAATTTGGTAGCAAACCTTATTAGGAGGTAACATTATGCCGGAATTCGATACCGTCGGTCGTCTTACCGATAACCCTGGTTTTCGCAACTTTCGTGATGGTGAAGTTATCATCCGTGACGGCAGTGCAGTTCCTAAGGAGCTGACTCTGTTGGGTGCGGAGGGTGACCTTTCCTTTACTGAAGTAAGAAACACTTTTCCGATTCTTGTGCGTGGCAAGATCGTCGGTCGTACTCAGGGTGATGAGGAGCAGATGTCTGTTTCTCTCACTATTAAGTTTGAGCAGTGGGCATACGAGTCTGATTCTGACCAAGGCATTTCCCCCCGTGATGCAATGCGCGGTGTGAATGGTGCTTCGGATTGGGTCAGCACTGCGCCCTGCGGTCCACATTCGTTCGATCTCATCTATAAGATGAAGGACGTTTGTGGTACTGGCGGTAAGGAAGTGCTTATTCTTAGGCAGGTCCATGCCGACACTATCCCCTTCAATGAGGGTGACGAAACCAATACCATTAGGCTTGAGGGTACTGCACTGGTTGCTGAGCCTGACCGCGAGTGGGAAAACTAGAAAACGAATGAAAGGGAGCCGTAATGAAATTCAACAATAACCCTCTTTGTCTGAAGACTGGTCAGATCGAATTGAGTTTTGGTACTGTGACCGTTAAGGCTTTGCCTTATGGGTTCGATGCAAGATTCTCCGAGATTTGGCCGGAGCCTACTCCACCGCGTAGTGTCGTTGGTGGAAAGAATGCGAACTCTACTCCGAACTACGATAGCCCCGAGTACAAGAATAAGGTTGCGGATCGCAACCAATGTCTTATGGCCTATCGTTTCTATAAGTCCGTCGAGGATGATGAGAGCCTGAGCTTCGAGACGCCCACTCCTACCAGCGAAGAACAGCTTCGTGCATTGAAGAACGAGATTCAGAATTCCAGCGTTAGTACTGGTGACGTTCTGAAAGTAATCAATGCTTCTGCTTACCTCTCTGATCTTATCGACGATGATAACGGAGAGATCGGTAAGCTTTTTGTGTAGAGCCCGAACCTGGAAAGGGCGGAACAAAACCACGCCCGTTGCCAAAAGGTAGGACTGCGTACTATCAAATCTTTAGAGTATGTGAGAGGTTTGGGCAGACTGTCGAGTGGTTTTACGAATTGCCGCGAGAGAAACAAACACAGTATTTGAAGTTCGAGAGTGTAAGAGAACGTGAGGAGAGTGAAGAAGCTCTCCAACAGGCAAAGATAGCTTCTGCTGGAAGGTTGAAGATTTAACATGGCTGACTTTGAAGAAGTAATTGCTTTTCTTGGAAACACCAAGCCGGTTCGCGACTCGCTTAATAAGCTGAGTCGCGATCTTCCAAGACAGGTTCGCAAGCTTGAAGAAAAAGTTGAAGCTACCTTCAACCCTAAGATTCAGTTGCTTAGTGAAAAGACTCTGAAGGGTAGGCTTGGGCAGTTTTCTAAAGAGGCTGCGCGAATCAACAAAGAGTTTACGCAAGCTAACGCTGAAGTTAAAGAGTTAGCGAACACTGCTAAAAACATTTTTAAGACGCGCAAGGCTTTGACTATCAAGCCTCAGTTCGCGCCGGATGCTGTTGACCTAGACCAAGAGGGGGCGGTATCTGCAACTATTAAGAACTTCCGCAAAGTAGAACGGGCAAAGAAAAACCAGGCCTCCCGTCTTAAAGCAATCAATAAGGATGTAGCGCAATCTTCCATGCGTGAAGAAAAGGCAGACGCTGAGTTTGCTATTCGTACCGCAACGATGGAAGTCCAGCGTAAGCGTAAGCTTGCACAACAAGAAGCCCGAGATAAAGCTGAAGCTGAGCGTGTCGCTATTGCTGCACGTAATCAATCGTTGGTTACTCGTCGGGCTACAAGTTCGCGTGCATTACGTATCGGTGCTGGTGTTGCCGGTGCTTTTGGCAACTTTCAAGTAGCATCTGGACTATTCACCGCATCAACCGCGCTACAGGGTGTGGATAAGGATTTATTTGGAGACATTAACCCTAGACAGATCGCTACACTTACTGGTGCAACATTAGCGTTCACAGGTGCGATTGGTGGACTTAGCGTTGCTGCTTTCTCTGCGAAAAAAGCTTTGGATTTTGAAGATGAGTTGGCCAAACTGAGTACCCTTCTTCTTCCTGCTAGTGCAAGTGCGTCGGAGCTTGAGAGCACACTAGATAAAACCGCACAGTCTGCGGTACGTTTGTCTACTAGGTTTAATGTAGACCTTACAGAAGCCGTTGAAGGCTTTAGCACTGCTCTGTCTGCTGGTATTGCAGCGGACGAATTGGAGAGATTCGGTCAGCAGGCCGGTGTACTTGCAACTGCTCTTGGTGTATCTTTTTCAGAGTCCACCGATATTCTTACGACTCTTAAAGATTCGTATGAGCTTCAGATCGGAGACTTGAATCGAATTAATAACACTCTGTTTGCGACTGTTGATGAGGGTAAGGTTGTTATCAGTGACCTGATCACAAGCCTTGGTCGTGTAGCTCCAGTCGCTTCTGGTGCTGGCGTCTCGATCGAAGACTTACTTAGTGCGCTGGCTTTCCTTACTAGACAGGGCTTTAAGCCTAGTCGGTCGGTTACGTCTATCAGTCGCGCAATTGAAGGAATCATTGACCCTAGTCAAAAGGCTAAGAAGACTTTCGATGCTCTCGGACTACAGACGGGGCGTGCAGCATTTGAGGGTAAAACTTTTGTTGAGGTGTTTGATGAGATTCGTCGTGTTACCGGCGGTAATGCTGAAGTAATCTCACAACTATTCCCCCGTGCTCAGGCTTTCCGTGCAGCTCAGGCGTTTACACTGACAACGGATCAGGCCGAAAACTTGCGCGAAGCAATCACAAATACTTTTGATGATACTGCAATCACCGCAGCCAATCGTGCTCTCGACAGTACGAAAGTTAGATTCGAGCGCATTCAGAAAGCTATTACTGGACAGGCGGCGCTGTCTGGTCAGGGGATTCTGGCTGATATTGAGAGGAATATCTTTGAGCTCGTAGGTGCAGAAGATGCTCTAGAGAGTGTTGATCGGTTCAACGTAGCTTTACTTAAAGTGCAAAATACGGTAAGTAGTTTTATCGGTGGTCTTCGTACTGTAGGGGACGCGATAGGTACTGTGTTCTCAAGTATCGCCAGTCCCACAGATATATTTACAAACATTGATGCTTTCGCAGCCAATACTGAAAAGACTCTAGCAGAGATAGGACAACAGAGTATTGAGCTTGCTCGACAGGCAGACAATGTAGAAGACGCTGTAGATATTTTACGTAAGAGCTTGGGCGATACTGGTCCGATCGACGCTCTATTTGGAGACGGTCTTTCGGAAAATGAACTTACCAAACTTGCTGAAAAGATTATCAAAGCTCGCGAGGTGGATGAGCTTACTACATCCATTGAGGATCTAGCAGGGGCTCTTGACACTAAGTTGCGGTCTGCTTTGGATGATAGCTCGGAAAGACTTTCTAAACTCAACAAACAAATCACTGAGTCCACCGCAGAGATCGAGAAAATCGAGCAGGATCTTGCGATTGGTAAGCTGACAGTCGAAGAAAAAGCAATCTTCGATGCTGTGGATAATGCTGGTAAACTTATCTCGACTAGGTTTGGCAAAGTTATTGCTCAGATCAACAAACAGGCTGAGTTGGACTTCACTCAAATACTTACACCTATTGAAGCAGAGTTCGCCCGTATCGACGCTGAGGGTGTCGGTGGTATCATCGGTCGAATTGATTCTATCACCGCGAAGATTCAATCCGTTATTGATACAGGAATTGTTGACCCAACACCACTTGTTGAGCTACAGGATAGACTAGCGAACCTTGCTAAACCTACTGAGGTAGGTGGCGTAGTTACGCCCACAAGTATTGCGAAACAGGCCGAAACTGCTGAGAAAATCTTTAAGGATCTTCGCGATGTAGTGTTGGATGTCAATAGTTCTACTGAGATTACTACTGATAACTTCCGCATGCTTCTTGAACAGGGAGCTATTCCAGTAGGTGAACTTGAGAACGAGGCGAGAGAACTTCTTACACAGTTGGACGCTATTGATACCAAGCAGAAGGAAATTCTATCCGGTACCGATCTTCGCGCACTATCAAATGATCTTCGCAAACAGGTCGAGGATGCCAGCTCTGAAGTAGATAAGCTACTTAACAAGGATCCGGAAGAAACTGAGAAGTCTATTGCGGACCTTAGTAAAGAACTGTTGAGCTTTGATAAGCGAATTAAAGAAACCAAGAAGGGTTTCGATGCTCTGCTTTTTGGCATAGGACAGCTGCCTACAGAACTTGATGCTGAAAGCGCAGCGGAAAGTGTTCAGCTTGTGCAGATGCTTACCGCTGAACGCGATAAGTTGAAGGAACTTAAACAGCAAGAGGCTGAAGTTCAAGAGAAGCTTAACGAGAAAGAGCAAGAGCAAGTTAAGATTCAGGAGGAACGTGAGAAAATCTTCCTTGAGCAGCGAGACAAGGTTCTCGACATCGAGCAGAAACTTGCGGATGCACAGAAGAAGTTCGAGGAGGATAAGACTAATAAGTTGCGCGAACAGGTAGAGAAGCGTCGAGCAATTCTCGATGCATTCGCAACGACACGATTCGACCTTGAAGAAAAGAAGATTGCGGACGAATTGAAGTTCGCCCGTAATGAGCGACAGCAACAGCGCATCGCACAGTCAGGCTTTCAAAGTGCCGAGACTGCTGCGCGTGAAGCTATCGAACGTGGTGATCTTTCGGCCGCACAAGCTGCTTTCGACCGTGCAAGACTACGGGGACAGGATCTTTCCGGTCTGTTTGGTGAAGGTAGTAGGCGTGGAGGCATGGTTGCTGAGCGCACCAACGCAACACTACTTGAACTTAATGATCTACTACAAGACCTCGCTCTTACACAGAATGAACGTGAAGTGCGAGACATCGGAAAGACACGCTTCACCAAGAGCGACATCGCCCGTGAGCTTGCGGAAGAACTTGAGGCGGATGAAGATAGTTCACCACTTGTTAGTGTCGACAAGTCGAACAATGAGTTTAGAATTACTATCACTAATCCGTCGGACTTCGGTAGTCTAGGTGAGATCGTGGATAAGGTGCTTGATGAAAGACAGTCGCGAGAAGCGTTGGGTACAAACTTCAACACCTTTGATAAGAATAGGCGAAGCAATCAGCAAGCGCCTAGAGTACAAGCACAGAAACCTGTCGGTGGTAAGGCTGGAACATGACTGACGAACAGGGACTAATTAAGGCTGCGAAAACTGCGGGAAGGTATGTCACGTTTTCCTTTCCGCATACTGGTACCGTTACACATTCTGTTGAGCTTCGCGCTCCAGAATTCGGAGACAGGTTCACCACTGGCCGCAACCAAGTTTTGAAACGCACCCGGTCTGGTGTTACTACTGCGTATGATCGTGGTCGTGACATCAACACCGAGTATTCTTGGGAGTTTAACAATGTCTCAGAATATGAGCGAGCAGCACTGATTGTATTTCTTGAGGAAGTAAATTGGGGTGCGTCGAAGATCAAGATTACCGATTGGTACGGAGACGACCTCATCGCCCGTATGGCAATCACCTCTTTGGATCAGACGAATCAACGTATTCAAACTCTTGATGGTGGTAAGACAGAAGTACTATATAGTTTTAGAATTCAATTCATCGACATCACTGGCAACACTGAAGAACTTGCAGTACAGGATAATCCGAACATGACCAACGCTCTAAAGCTGCACGTGTTGAATCAAACACACCCACACAATAGGTTGTCTATATTGCCTAACGTTCCTGTCGGTAGTGACGGTATTGTCGACCAAGTCGATATTGAGACTGCCCAAACAGATGAGGCTGATGGTAGTACATTCTACAACAAGAGTGCTGCTTTCTTTCTTACAGTGAGTAAGACTGATGGTACGAAACGAGCTATGGCTATTGTATATGCCACAACAGATCGTGACTATGATACTCCTACCGCAGCAACGACGATTAAAGGTGATACCATAGAGTGGTTCGAGGATGGTACTGAGGTATCTTCCATCATTACTTTAACTGCTGATGTTGCTGCTGGTGTAGGCGGCGCACAGTCTATTCGTGTGCTTGCACAATCCAGTGAGGCGGGATGGCGCATTCAGAGCCGGCGAGTTAAGGTTTAAGTTATGGTTCGACCTCTGGGAAATCTTAGAGTAAGCACTGTGTCTGGGCGTGCGCCTATGGCGGTTGTGGTTGCTTATCTGACAGAAGGTAACCTGCCACTAACTGCTTTCGTGCAGGAAGCACCAACAGAAGAAGTCTATAGTAATCTTAATATCGGCGGTAGTTTCGTTGATGTTGAGTTTACTATGGAAAACTTCAACTACAGCGAGCAGCGCCCGTCTGATGGTGGAGGCATTCGACGCCGTACTATTGCTTTTGGCCTTCGCAAACTCGGAGATAACGTCGCTAGTGGACCATTCACCAGTGACATTACTGCGAATCTTGAAAGCTCTGGTGATAAGTTTCTATACATTTGGCGACAACTATACACAGGTGGAGTCAGTCGAGACGATCTATACTTCAGAGCATTCCTTGTAGATCGCAGTAATCAATTCAAAGACATTGAACTTGGATTTGAACTAGGTACGTATCGTATTGAATCTGGTACCAGTTGGAATGAAAGTTCTGAGTTAACTAATATATCTCTCGTTGATGCGATGCTTGTTGAAGACAGTCGAGTTGGTGCATCCGATGAAAATATTGATGATACTCTGTATATCTATAATCCATGGTTCAAGGGAGACACAATCCCTAAAACCTACGGTATGATTCCTAGAGTACGTATGCTTAACTCATTCCCTAGTGTGGATACTAGGAGTTTGGCTTCAGCTTTCTCTGGTAACTTTCCATCTGCATATGGTACTGGAACGTCTGACATACAATTAGTGGATAGCGTAGACTTCGGGCACCCCACCCTTCAGCTTGCAATCAATGGTGCAAAAGTTCGTATCAAGACTGCAACGGGCGAGGTTATTCGTGGTAATCTCCGTTGGGATTCTGGACCGAAAGAAATATGGTTAGAGAACGTAGAGCGTAATGTACATTACGCAACCGGACAATCATATACTCAGAATAATGATGGACAGCTACCGGAAAATTGGGGACTCAACAAAACACCTCCCATATCTTTCTCACTTAGAAAGTTAATGGTTATTAACGCCCGTGCCATCATCCAAGCAGCGAATGGATGGGCTCAAGCAGGAGTTATTAACTTTTTCGATGCAGGTGAACCCGATTTAAAGGTGTCTCCGACTGATGTCAACTTTCAACTGGAAGGGTTTGGTGATGTAGAAGACGAGGTGCGCCACGCTGCCATCAATCACCCGTCGTTTCCAGGGTCGTTCACTTCTAGTTCTGTATCTCTCAATTGGAGCACATCACAATCAGAAAACCTCGCCCCGTTTACTCTTACAGGGTATGGTAACAATCTATACTTCAACAACACATATAGAGAGTTGAAGTTTTTCTTTGTCGATCCAGACATTGGAGCAGTCCCTGGTAACTCTAGTGACGCTTGGGTCGTTGTTGCAATTGATGATCTTAATGTGGATTACGATTGCTATTTGAAGGATGGGTTCAGTTCATTCAATAATGATCACCTGTATGCTGAAGGTGATGGTAGACTTACTAAAATTCCCACGGGAGAGGTGACAAGTGTTACAACTAGTGTTAGTGCTTTTGGTGCGAGTGGTCTTGTACGTGTACGATTGGCTCGCCCACCATTAGAAATGGGAATCGGCGCAACGTCTAACATCGTATACATTGATGCCCTATACCGAGCAGGTAGTGATGCTAGGCCAGAGGCGGTATTTAATCAGATCATTAAACAGGAAGCTAGTTTTCTTGATACACGACGGCATTCTTCATTAGCTACAAGTTGGACAGCAAGTACTTGGATGCCATATATTGGATATGTCGCTCGCGCTGAGGAAACGGTAACTGAACTCATCGACAGAATTTGTTATCAGACTGGTGCAACGCTTACTTGGAAAGAAGGTAAAGTTGCTCTTGAGCAGGTAGTGGTACCTAAGAATAGGTTCTCCGAAGATGATGGGAACAGAAAACTTAAAGCACTATTCCGCATCGACGATCAACAGATGTTGCTGGATGAAAGCGCATCGTTTGATGTTGGTAGATTAGAGACTCTGACCGAAACCGAAGAAGATATGTCTGAGAATGTTAAGCGATTTGAGTATCGTGCGATGTTCTACGACATAGGCTTTGGTGCTTGGGAAGATCCTTTCTCTCCCAACACTAAAGGACAGAACAATCGTACTATTCCTAGAGGATACTACCGATACGACTATCACTTCGATTTAATTAACGATGTATCCAGCGCTAAATTCGCTGCGTCGCAGACGTTGACAGCGGGCCACCCATCTGGGTTCGCAACAGTAGAACGAACGTTCAAGTTCAACATGGACTTGTATGGTCTACAATACTACGTCAATCAACGCATCGAACTAGCGGACTTCCCCTTCTTCACCCTCCCGTTGCCTACGGCGGATAGTCGTCCTGGTTTGGATGCTGGACAGTTTATTTATCCTATTCCTATTAGTGGACGTGAGTATCTTCTCAATGGGTTCTGTGTGGTTGATAGTGTAGTTCTCGACATGTCGATCGAAGACTACACACTAACGGTTACTGCGAAGATGGCGCAACCATTTACCGAGGCTGTGGTGTCGTTCATCAGTGGTGCTCTTTTAGTTGCGCCGAATCAACCACCAACACCACCTAATAATCCTGATGATGTTCCAGGTGGAGGTGGAAATTACCATACCTTCCCATCCATTGGTCCGAAGACTTGGGAACTTGAAATTACAGATGATGGACCTCTTGTAGGGCCAGACATAACGGTAGACGTAGATCTAGTAACCGAAGATGATTTCAACAACGGGTTTACTATGACAGTTTCAACAACGGAGACGGGGGTTACGGGAGGTGGCACTCATACCGTAAGCGATGGATCGAATGAAGGCACCCCCGTCTCTTCTAATATACAATTTACTGTTCCTCCTGAGTGGTTCGATGGAGTGTCACCTAGGACATTTACCATTCAGTTTGAAGTTGTGTACAATAGTGGATTGACTGTAGATTTCATTGAACAAATAGAACTTGAAGTCGGACTTCCTCCGGATATTACGGCTTCATAAGAATAGGTGCTACGCACTCGGCGGGCATCTTGAACCAGCGATCATAAGGAGAAACCATGATTGCTATTGTGAATGGTGAGCGCGGATCCACCGTTAATTATATCCGCGGAAGCGATAAGACTCTGTACATTTCGCTTCTTGCTGACAACGGCCAGCCGATTGGGGATATCACGGGTGAGACTGTCACTCTTGAGATCCACAAGAAGCGTGATCGTAGTGATACGGCGCAAAGTATTGCTGCGGTGCTCGACGCTCCTACTGCTGGGCAGGTGAGTGTTGCTCTCGACGATGCCGGTGTTCTTGCTGACGACGCTGCGGGCAAGGCTTACGCTTGGGTCAAGAAAGATGATGGTAGTAATGGAATTCTTTTCAGTAAAGAATTCACTATCCTCAACCTTCAGTAAAGAAAGGATCCCTCTCGTTTCGGCGGGAGGGATTTTCTATTATGGCTTTAACAGGTAATGTTGATGTAGCTTTTGATGTTGATATTGTGATGGACGCGGATCCTGGGGGTGTAGCCACGGTTACGTTTACTCCACCTGACGGTATCACTATTAATAGCGGTAGCCCCATGACATTTAATAGTGGTAACTTTTCCACACCACAACAGTTAAACGTAACTGGAAGTAGTGTATCTACTTTCAGTATAGACTATGATATCAATACTGACTGGAGTATTGAACCCCGCACTGGTAGTTTCATTGTTACTATCACTGAAGCTGCAACTACTGTAGATCCTGATTCTCCATGTGGCCCTATTCCTACGGTTACAATCGCGCCAGAAGACGGCTCAATCTTGATGATCTATGATCGTCAACCTACCACACCACTAGGTACTTTTGAGGATGACACTCGCCCAGGTAGTGCTTCAAATCCAAGCCATGTTTGTGGTAGTGTCCCTACTATTACGGTACTGCCTGCGTTGAGCGCACAAAATCTGCCTAGTTATGCGCCAGCTTTCGATCAAGGTAACGAACCAGCATACTTTGGTGCTGCTCCCCCAAGTATTAACAAAGATTCCGTATACTATAAGAATTGGGTTCGCCGTAGAGAGTGGATGGATGGTAGTGATTGCTCAGATGACGCGGAGTTTCCCGGCACTCCATCTAGTACATTTACTGATCTACAACATGAGGAAAATAAAATCATCAACAGACTGAATCTGCCTGGAGGTAGAGTAGGCTCGGCCATTACTTATGACGCAGGATTTGGTCCGTTCAAAATAGTCGCAACCTTGTCTGGGTGTGTTGAGGTAGATGCAATCTTTGAGGAAATACTAGACAACGTCTCAACTCAATTCACACATGCGGATAATGTCACACTACATGTAGGTATATTTGAAAGAGACACCTCAACACTACTTATGGATATTGGTTCTATAAGTGTACCTACAGTTCAAGGTGCTAAAGATTCTCAGGCGGACTCCACCATATCTGCTATCAAATTAGACAACGTTACACCGTTTGAATTGCTTAATCCAGACATCACAGTTCCGTGGACTGTTGGAGTATACGCTACAGGGTTCGACTACTCACCATCGTTCCCACCCCCGTGGCCTAGCGCCGGTCCCGACACAGGAATGGACCCTCCAAACACTACACAGTCTTTGGAGAGATTGGAGTTAATCAATAGAACTATCAACCGTCGAGTATATGACCCTATACTCGACGCCCTTGAGGATCAAACGGGATCAGAACAACTCTTTGATGTTGAGGTTGAGGTTCTTACCGCACAAGGTGAGGAGTGTCGTCCAGTATTTGAGTTGGAGCTAGGTGAGACTCTTACCGACAAGAGTATACTTGGCGATCAATGGCATGACCCTATAACGGGGGAGGAGCTGTATACTGTAAGGTTTAAGTTGGATCTAGGAGTCCTTTATGTAGGGAATATGAGGTTTCTAAACTCCAGTGTTTTCGGATCTAATCCCTCAAATTCATTTACACTACGAGCATTCCGTAACGATGACTTCACAGATCAAATTGGATCTGATATTGTTAAAAGTAATCACTCCTCCGCAGTAATACCAATTGAGTTCGATGACGCTGCAGACTCACAACAGTTTGTGTATTGTGAATACGAATCCAATACCAAACCTCCCACCAACTCCAACCACGGTATGAAACCTGTAGGAGAGTACAGAGAGGGTAGCGATCCTAGTAATCCATCGTCCGTAGTACTAACCGATATGCAAACAAATTGGCACGATGAGAATGGGTGGATGTACTTCTCTATAGTTGTAATTGAAGGGGATTACGATATAGGTACTGAAGCTGCTGATGTATCCCCTGGAGGCGACGTTGACACCCTAATGGAGTATTACGGCACCGACTCTACATACTCTACGTTGGTTTCATCCGACGATAATAGTGGGCCAGCTCCGGCATACTCTCAACTACCCACTATTAACATTAATGCTGGACAGGTGGGACAAGCACACTACTTCAGAGTTCGAGATAAAAATAATAACCGAGATTCAGACTATAGGTGGCAGCTCACTTTTAGTTTTACCCCTCCTACCCAGACAGGTGGCGGTACAACAGGTGGCGGTACTACATAAAACGATTCCAATACTTATGTGTCGGATCGTCGTATAATACCACCCTCTCCCGTACGTCATAAGTCTTACATAGATTGTCGATACCCTGGTCCTGTCGGATCAGGGTATCTTTTTTGAACGCTCTAACCTTGTCGTCAATGCTACGACGATATTCACCAACACCTTGAGTGCAACTCCATCCGAAAACATTGATTCTGCTGTACCCCATATACAATAGTAGGTTCAACATCCAATCACCACTGAAATGTTTGGTAACAATAAAAGGTAGTGTCTCAAAATTACCTTCTTGGTATAGATGATAGACGTTAGGTCGATCTACGTACCCATCGCATCCAACGATGCAGGTATGTGCCCACTCTTTATCGTTGTCGAAATTCTTGGTAAAAGATGTTGTGTCTACGTAGAAGCTACCATACACAAGCATACCAATATCACCAAGCTTGCGTCGCCATTCGTTGCATACCCATAGGTCGGACACGGTAGCCAGCTCAAGCGCCTCCATGCGCCTTTGAGACGTCAGAGACGGGCCGTAGAGCAGCATCGTGGCCTCTCGATCCTTCCGACTGTCTCTCAGATCGGAGGCCGGCTTTCGGCGGTATACCTTACCACCCTGTTGTAGTGTTTGCACATGCTTATGTATGGACTTGTTGCGTATACGTGACCAATTTAGAAAGTCTTCACGCTGACCAATTCTAATAGCATGATTGATAGCATTGATCTGTTGCTGCGACGATGCGTCTTTTTTACTGAAGACACCTTTAAACGGAGTATGTAAGAACTTATCATTGAAAGGAAGGTAAACCAACTTCTTGTTCATCAACGCTGCCCAATACCCACCATGGTATGACGATGAGACGATGAGTTTATGTTTCCGGAGAAAGTTCACCACCTCTTCAAAAGACATTTCGTTATGTGCATACGCATTAAAGGGTGCAGCCTTCTTATTCTCATATGTACCAATGTATGTGTTGCTACCTTCGGGGGTTGTGCGTATTTGGAAAGCGGGATCCATACAACTTACACAAGGCACGCAATAGTATCCTTGTATGTCTTCTCTCGGCGCGAAGATTGTAGACATCTTTTCCCACGCATCGTAGAAACGTTGATGCGTCCCACCTGCACCCCAGACAACAACAGACACCCCCGTTTTACGGCACGTCTCAAGCACTCTTGTCATTTGTAGCACAGCACCACCACCAACTATAATCAACCCAACGTCGTCTGGTACTCCATCAAATCTGTTCGCAGGGATATGTATTGTCTCGCCCAGATCGAAGTAGTCTGACGGGCAGCTTTTCTTATCTCCCACATTATTCATGTGTTTCCAGTTAATCAATGCTGTCTTCATCTTCTCTTTCCTCTGGTGCTATTGCAACGATGGAGTGTGTGGATCCTTCATAGTCGAAGTTTCCACCTTCCTCATACATCCAACAATCGAGAAGACAATCTCTAATTTCTTCAAGTGCTCGGTAATCTCGTTCGGCATCATAATTCAAAGCGGGGTTGATGTAAATAAAATTATACCTACTATCATACTCAATAACACAAGCCATCCTTTCGTTTTCATCTTTACCAAGATAGATAGCTCGCGCTTCAGTTAAGTCATACCCTGCTGTCACTCCATGCATATCTATAAGTCTGATTTTATTGCGGCCCATAATTTGTCCTTGTCTCTGGTTTGATAGTGGTTCATATAAAAGTCGATGTTATCAACAACTTGTTTGGTTAAAACAATATCATCATTGATAACTTCGTAGTGGTTTCCAAAATGTCCGACGCATATATCCCCATCAATAAGAATTGGAACACGCAACACCTCCCGTTGTGCATGCTCTTTACAGACGTCCCAATACAATTGTGCGTGTTCAACGGGGATAATTGATTTCACGCTATCGTGGATGTTGGTAATCATATTGCGACCAGTGATTCCAACTTCATTTAGTCTAGGGTCAGTAAAACAAAGAACCATGGTTTCCTTAAACCAATCTGCCGCTGTTCCCTGACACAGATAGTTAAGACCACGATAACAATGTTTCGGTTCAAAGTGGTAACGTCTACCAAAGAAGTTTTGAATAAAGCCTAGATCACCACCGCTGCGACGCTTAAACACTGAGGACTTAATATGAGTATTAAGCATGTTAATGCCGGGGTTATCTCTAATAAATCCGGAACGAATAGCTTTCGCAACGCTCTCAACATCTTCTTGGTGTAGTGCTCCCTCTTGTGGAAAGCTAGGATCGTGTTTCAACAACACAGAACGCAACTCAGGAGTATCATTCTCAATGATAAATTGAGTTAGGTATTTAATCATTTTCTTTTGCCCGATACCATACAACGTAGCGAAGTTAAGAGTCTTTGAAGGCTTACGAGGAATACCAATTTTATCAGCCATCAATTGATGGAAGTCCAGTTTGGCATCTTCTTCATATGCTTCGTAAAGAAAAGCCTGTCCTGCGAAGTGGGCGAAGATCCGGTACTCAATTTGTGAAGCGTCCCACTCAACACCTATATACCCTTCAGGAATAAGTATCGCTTCAGCGACCCAAGGTGGATAGTTGTGTAGTGAAGGCTTACCCATCGACAGGCGACCGGACCTTGTGCCTCCCTGGCGGTAGCTAACATATATACGACTCTCATTCTCTGGCATGGACTGCAACCATCCATCACAGAATGTAGAATAGTGGTGCTGCTCACGATTATAAGTAATCAACCACCATGCGACGCTGCGAGGATCATCACCCCTCTTGAGTGCTTCCTCTTTCGCCTCGTCAGTATCCAACTCCCCGTCGTCCATTTCAAATTCGTTAATAATCTCCAACAGAGTACTCTTCGCAAACGATTCATGCTCTGGCCCAACAGGCTCATTGTTTTTCTGCCTAGTCTGACCACCCTTAGTCAAATTAGTAGTGTGAATGTTATTAGAGTGAAAGTATTGTCGCTTATGTAAGTCACTACCGGGGTCGAAGTCTTCGCCGCAAATTTCCTGTAAGCGTTCGACGCATTGAGCCTGCACTTTCAACAGATCGTAACTTTTCTTCAATAGGTACTTCTTGTCGATGTCTACGCCGGAAGCTTCACTATCGTAGAGAACTCGCGTAAGCTTTTTCTCAACTTCCCAAGGTCGCATATCATACCCTTCGGCTTGCATGCGATGCCCCAACGTGTATGCTAACTCAATTGTAGATAGTGAATCAAGTTGAGCGTACCTAGACATGATAGGAATAGGCACCGCCCCGTAATCCATCGACTTGTTCTCTTTCAACCAGTCTTTGACAGGGTCGCCTTCTTTCTGATATTGTTTACAGAATTTTTTAGACAGATAATCCAAATTCAACTCTGGAATCGTACAGTTGTACAGACGGGCGAGGACCATGGTGTCTATCAATTCAGCGATGGGGAATTCGATACCATCCATTCGCATGAAGTGTAAGTCAAACTTAATGTTGTGGTTTATTAGTCGTGTGGTTTGGTTGGCGAACTCTCTAAGCTCTCCAACCACATCGTCGTACTGATAGACGCTCTCGGTGCGATGGCGAATAGGAAGGTAACACGATAGGTGTTTATCTTTCTGCCACTGTGCGATGGCGAATCCACTAACACGATGGCCTTTGTGCCACTCGAATGCGGGCGCGCCATCGTCGAAAGATATAGTTTCAACATCAATACAGATTGGTAGGTCTGGCAGGTACTCTTTAAGAAAGGACATAGTAGTCATCCGTACTAACGAGAATACCTGTGACATGTCCTGTTGTTTGAATAGGACAAGTAGAAAACTTAGTACTAATCTCCATAACCAAGAAACTCCTTACCAGCTGGCCAGAAATACCAGTCTTGATGTCGAGCCCCCGTTGTGACGAGAGTCCAAGTATCTTGATCAACTTCATCAACCATATGAATAGAGTCGAGAGACTTGTACATCACGTCGCCAACGTTGCGTTGAATCCTATCGCACTGCCTCTCAATGTGTGGTCCAAGTCCACCACTCCATACTTTAGGATCTGGTAGAATTTCAACATACCCACCACTGAGCACCTGTGTACGAAATTCCCACGGATGAGTGTGTAACGATTCATCATCATCATCGCCGCGAGGAAAGTAGTGTAGCAAAACACTGTTGCCACTCTCGAACTTATCTTCACCGATAGTCACAGGTTGACTAAGCCAAAACCGTGCGAGGTAAACGTCGTCATCCTTGCGACCAGTGATAAACTTGAAGTGACCTTGCTGCATACAACGATGCGCTGCCTCAAACCACCACTCTTTCGTGTTGATTAATCCGTTGTAGATGTACTGTCGTAGTTTAGTTGGTGTCACTATATCTCCCCTACTAACTTAACCTCGCCGTCTCTGAGTTCGCCACTGCGAATCAGGTCTTTGAGTAGGTCAATGAATGCTGGTGTCTTTCGATAACCGCCTCTACGCACCTTACGTAGCGCACCGTTGCGTACAAATATACCGACTGTCTTAAGCGCGATATCTTTGTCTAGCTCAGCGAAGTCTGCGATGTCATTCCAAGTAACATTCTCGGAGTACAACATATGTTCAGCCAGCGACTTGTTGTTCGGTAAAGATTTAATCTCGTCTACAATCTCACCCACATCTGTAAGCTTAGCCTCTGTAAATCGAGACTTACTGAATTCTCTGTACCCCAAAGCTTCCGAATCGTACACCCTGCATAGAAATTCTTCGATGTACTCGACGTGGCATCGACGCACTGTAAGAATCTCGCCATCCTCTGTGCTGAACGTACGCGCCGCGAGTGCAGTCGAAAGCCTAGCGATTTTAAGACGTTGGTCGCTGGGCTCAACAAGTGGAATAGAAGGCGAGTATATAGAACCCATACGCTTTGCGGCTTCGAGGATTTGTTTCGTCGCTTCGTCGGTGAATTCGATTTGTTCTGCACGTCGACTCCATGCCCACATGATTAGATGATTACACAATTCGCTGGTCATAAAATGAGGAACGTCAGGATCGTATCCCATACCATTAAGTACATCAATGTCCACCTCTCCCGTCGCTACGGCGATAGCCATATCGAAGCGGCGAATATCTTCCTTACTTCCCATCAACTCAAGAATGGCATCAACACCATAATTATATTCTCCGATGTTTCGCGAGGAACGGGGGTTAGTGTTCCATATGAGTCGTGTTCTTGCGTTGGTTTTTGCTCGCTCAATAAGTTGTAAATCGGCCTGACCACTACTACGCATGTCCGTTAATTTTGTTAGGACTTCTGGCGACGCACCTTTAACTTCTTCCAATACGACCAGACGGCGATCGTTCAGTGGAATAGTGCCCCAAGTAATGAACCATCGTTTGTTGGTTTGTTGCGCCCCACCTACAAGCCCCGCTGCCGATGCGCGCTTCGTGTCGATCTTTTCTCCGGCCTTATAGTGGAGCCGTAAACAATTGTTCGCTTCAGATTTCCCCTGGCCTGAGTCACCGATGATAAGAATATCTGCCCATCCTTTATGGGTTTTATTCTGAAAGGGAAAATACAACACAGAATGATATACAAGATCAATAGCAAGATGCATGTCCCTACGATTAAAAATTCCAGTAACATTATTTTCCAAATCTTCGTACATATCATGCAGCCTACACGACAGAGCTTCTTTGGTCCATTCAGCAGGTTGAAATACTCTAAGATCGAAAGACAAACCAAAGTTATCAATGTCACTGACAGCCCGTACGGCGTCTGTAACCAATAGAGTAGATCGCTGACTACGCGGCTCATTAACGGCACGTCCTGTGAATTCGTATTCAACATTGGCTTCCAATCCGTGACCTACATAGTAAATAGTTTTCGGTGAACTCTCGTGACTTGAATGGCCAGTAGATACCTGAGGTATACATCGAAGAACTTCAATGTTGAAATTGTCTGTTCTCTCGAATGCAACTTTCTTACAAGAAGAAGGTATACGAGCAATGGTTTTAAGTACCGACTCTTGGGCTTCTTCTCCACAGTCCACAAGAGATAGAAGACGACTATCAGATTTACTAACATTGAAGTCCATCTTCTGACTGCGTCCCATCTGGTATGGACAGATAGCACAACATTCTTGTCCAGTCTGCGGACAGCGAACCGTAAGTTTCTTAGGTACGACATATGGTTGAGTATCCTTAGCACTAACCATCGCTTTGGTGCGTAACATTTTCTGGTGATAGCGCGCATCAATCGAAGTGTTTAGTGAGATTTCACCTACGATTTCATCGTCATCATCCACTATGATAGGAGCGTCCGCCGTGAAGAATCTCTCGGTATGTTCTAGTAGACTCTCGAATTCCTCGTTGGATTTATCACGGTCTATAAAGTAATTTGTAATGTCACCATTTGGAATGTCTGCTACATCGTGGAGGTATACAACCTTGACTGACTGGTTGAACCGAACAAGCTGGTTGGCCAACTTGATAGCGTTTTTCTTACCAGTCTCGTCAACATCATAGACAATGAACACCTCTTTAACTTCGCGAACAATAGCCAACAGTTTGTCCGGCCACTTCTTCTCGCCGAACGTCGGAGACACGGAGGGGAAACCACGCTCTGACATGAGAATAGCTTTAAGTTCGCCGCCCGTAATGAATAGGCGCTCTGTGTTTATGTTAGTTGGTAAGTACAGCGCGAAAGTCTCAGCACCCTTAGGATTACGGTACTTGGCCTTACCGAAAGACAGAATATCATACTGCCTAACGTTGAGTAATACGTGGTCTGCTGAATAGACTGGAATGGTAATCAGTCCACGCTTATTCAAACCGATACGATACTTTATAATTTCATCGGGACCAATACCCTTCCGCTTCAACGCAGCAAGGTGTTCATAGCCTGCATCAGACAACAATAGTTTGGTCCACACTTCTACGTGAGCGTCTGTAATATCCTCGACTGGTGAACTACCGTAGAAGTTAAGTAATTCCTGTTTGAGTTTGGGTATGGTTTTATTGGTGCAGGATTGTAGGTATGAGATCAACGACATCGACGTGTCGGTCTTAATACACTTAAACGTCCCGTCGCGGCGATGGATAGCACCATGAACATCGAAGCAAGTCTTGTCCGAATCCTCGGCCCAGACAGACATAACTTTAATCCAATCGCCACCATCATCCCTGTATGGAATGCTATACTTAGCAAGTGCTGCGATGGGATTAACGTTTTCCACGGTACTGCTCTCTACGATACTGATTTATGGAATCTTTATCACTCCAATTTACACCTGTATGGTTCGGCCTGCCCCGTCCTTCAAGCTTCGCATGGTACGGGCAGGTTTCACACGGCGAGGTACCATCGTCAAACTCGAATGGGCATGGATGTTTCTCCAGTTCATAGAACTCACAATTGAAATACTTACTATTCTGGCTTGGTGACCAGTGCTTACACAGAGTACGGTCTCGCATGGAGACTTTTTCTTTGCGACACTGGCACACCTTCATATCACAAGGCATGTCGTGTCTCCTGAGAATAAAAGAGCGAGTAACAGCCGGAGCGCGGGCTAGGAGGGACAGAACTTGGGAGTAACCACACGAACCCAAGCACCCAACGCGCTCAACAACTGCTACTCGCTCAGTTTGAGTTAAATTCCTGCTGCTGCGCTGGCATCAACAGACGGACCTTTTTCTTGGTCGTCCAAATTGCTATCAGAATCAGCGGCGGAATTGATTTCCTTCATATGTTCGATATTCTCTCGGAGATCGGTAGCTTGCTTAGCGAGAAAATTGAGAGTATTAGTATCCGTAATAAACTCAGCAGGCCCGATACGATACTCATACCAGCGGTTCCCGTCGCGTTCTTCCTGTGCAGTCGACAGAGAATACGCAGCAGCGAATATCGGAAGCTTCTCTTTTTCATTCTTGCCAGGAGGAATCCACTTCAGTCCTCTAGCGTAGTTAATGAATCGCTTCCAGACTTTGAAGTTGGTGCGAGAGAAAGAGATCAGAAAAGGATCGGTGTACGAAATCTCAGGAACAAGACTCACCACATTGTACACATCCTGAACAGCCGGAACTTCCTTCCCGTCGGAGTTAGTAACCATTTCACGACGACGAGCGCGTAGAGCAAGTTTACTATTTTTATCAGTGCTGCGCCCCAGAATGCGATTGACTTTGTCTCCGCGATCGGGGTTCCACTCGATCCATTCTTTCCACCATGCGAGGAATACCACATCCTTTTCGGTACCCTTCGGAATAATAATCTGACTACCTTGATTGGTGAACACATCACCAGCCTTGGCGTTGTCGTCTTGTACGATAGGCGACAACGCCTGTGCCAGAAGAAGACGTGGCGTGATCGTGTCCTGATCGTCCATATCCTCAAAGTCTGCACTCGCATCATAGGTGAAAGTGCTTGGAAGTTGTTCTTCGGTCATGTTCGGCTCCCTTGTTTTACTTACTCTTGAAGATCGACTTCGTCGCCTTCGTTGGTTACATGCGTGCGAGCTGGTTGCATTTCATGCTCAAGAGAAGGCGACGCTTCGTCGACTTCGATTCCATTCTGCGCACAGAGGTTTTCGAGATGGGCAATGCGACTTTGCATTTCCTTGATTCGGTTGTATGTCATGTTCTAATTATACTCCATTATTATTAGTCTTCAAGGTGTTTATCCTTACGTCGCTGCGCCGCGTCGTCTGAGTAACCCTCTCCGTAACGCTTACGCAACTTCTTCATGTTGCGTAGAATCGTCGTTGCACGGGGGATTGCGAGTGCTTGGCGAATCCCTTCGAGATAGAATTCAATATCGCCAAGTTCTTCAATCACGTTGTCTACGTCGAGCGGTTTGTTGTAGATGGTTGCTTTCTTGATAGCATCCAACAGTTCTCCAGCTTCACCAGACACACCAAGAATCATATGAATGAGGTGCATCTGTACCGGATCTAGACTGTCCATAATATCTGCTGCCGGCTTAGCGAGAGCCTGAACCATTTCGGAATGTTGCTCATCAACGAGCATCTGATTGCTGTGTTTCATTGGTTTCTCCTTTATGTTAAGGTTTGACTGTCCTACCTGGAAGGTAGCTTTCTTTGTTTAATGGTGGGTTTTGGGTAATGTTTGACGAGTTCGGGTGGTTTATGCCCCTTCTCCAGGCGTTCCGTAAGATGCTTGGCGACAGACTTCATACTAAAGTCTTCGCGAACAAGCTCGGAAAGTTCGGGATCATTCTTCAACCACTTAATGAACTCATCCTTGTTACAGTTGGGACAGTTAAATTTATGGTCGATGTCTGGAGTCCAGCGATACCCGCCGTGATCCAACGAATCTATGTCGTCGTCAACCATAAGATCGTACAGGTTAC